TTAGACGAGCTAATAGAACTGTTTGCTTGGAATAGCACTAGTCGGGCATCGGGTGCAACACCTACAGTACCATTACCGTCTAACCTGCCTGCGGCAATACTAGCCATTTGAGTACCATGAACACCAATCGCCGTAGCAGTAGAACCTGTATTAGTCAGACTAATTACTTTACCTTTAAGGTCGCTGTGATTGACATCAAAACCGTTGTCAACAATACCAATGACTACACCTTTACCAGTGATACCACGTGCCCATGCCTGCGGGGCACCGATTGCTGTTAAAAACTTGGTCTGTGTTTCTGCTTCTCTGTTAGCAAACACTTGCGCCTGTACACTTACTGCCAAAGTGGAAACTGCTACTGCTACGAGAGTGGGTTTAAATTTCATTTAAATTCCTTTTGTTGTTTAATAACGTTATTATAACACAAAGCCCAATTAACGTCAATTAACTGGGCTTTGTTTGGATTAGCACACTTCTGCACGTTTCAAAATTGTAGTCTCTGCAAGACGCTTCCAGTTGTGCTCTGACATCTTACGCAAGTCTGCAATCTTCAAAACTGTACGCAAACTCAACTCACGCAAACGGCTTTTCATTTCCCACATGTAGTCTACAATCTCTTGTGCGGCACCATCTTCAAAGTCGTAGCTGTCTAACATACCATCACGTACAATTTGCTTAATACGCAAGAACTTGTCACGTTGGGTGTCCATTGTCAAGTCTAAATAGTGGCAACGGCTTTCTAAGGCATCCAAGTGGTCTTTCAACTTCTTAGAGCGAACGTGCTCAAACTTAATGTTAGTGATAAAAATCACACTACCTTTAAATTCAAAACGATCTGGGATGCCTTCACGACCCAACATACTGCTGTCAGTGTTCCAAGAAATCATACGCTTCTTAGAACTGTCCAATGCGGCTTTCAAAATGTTCAACGACAAGTCGTCAAGCAAAATGCTGTCACAGTCGTCAAACACTAGAACGTTACCTTCGTCCGAGAACTTATAAAGTTTAGCATACAACCCTAGTGCTGACATTGCACCTTTAACAACTTCAAAACGGTTCTTACGGTCTGCCATCTTGTCAAACAAACTGGCTTGCTCTAAAACCTTCTCAACACCAAAGGATTTACCTACGCCTGGAGGGCCACTGACAATCATTGCACGAACAGCACCGGTTGTTGTACCTTCTGCCATTTGATCCAGAATGTCAAAGCGTTCGCGGATGCGCTCGATGGCTTGCTCGTCTGTTTCTGTGTACACTTCTGGCTCTTTTGTAGTAACCAAAGAAAACACATTGTCGTCTTTGTTTGCTTTGCGACGCTGACTGTCTGACATGTCAGCAATAGTTTGACCACTCACTGTGATATCCTCCATACATTTAATTTTAACACGAACACTCTTGCCTTCAAAACCCAAAATGCCGTTATCTTGTACTGTTACAAACATACCTTTGGCGCCGGATTTAACATCTGATACCAAACGGAACGTTTCGTTGCGAACTTTAGTGCCACGATACTCGCCAGCAAAAATAGTTACATTAGCCATTTGCAAACTCCTGTTTTGTTAATCTATAAAGTATTATAACACTAAAGCCAAATTGTGTCAATTAAATGACAGCAACCTTGAACATTTTGAGACTGCTATTGTCCCCGCAAATTTGCACATGGGTGTCAAATTTAGCACCGTTTTGTGCTGGAACAAAAAGTGTTAACCAAGTATTAAGGAATCCAGGTTTTGCTGTAGGGGCAATTTTAATGCCGACTACTTCTGCATTACGGGTACCTGCGGCACTTGTATAAACAATTTTAGTTCCGATTGCTAGTTCCATTTTGCTGTCCTTTTGTTGCTGTATGTATATATTATACTGCCAAAACCAATTTGTGTCAATTAAACTTTTGGAATACGATAAATGATGCCCTGTGCGCTTGTACGCTTTACAATGCCCATTTTAGCATAATCTGATTCCAATAATCGCAGAGTTTTATTATCTTTAACTTGAGGATTATCTATTTTAATAGCAATAAACTTATCACGATAATTAATATGAATATCTTTACTAGAATATACTAATTCTAAACCCAAACGCATACGTTCTGCTTTGAGTTTCTCAACTTCATTATATAATGAACTTTTAATATAGTTACGCATACGAGCATCTCTGGCCGCAAACCATTTATTTGATGCTGATAATGTATCTAAATCTTTAGTTTGCATTTGAAGCTCCTTGTTACGATAATGTATTATAACAAAGAGTTCAATTTGTGTCAATTAACCTAAAGTAGTATCGTCCATGCCCGCTACACGGAGTTTGACAATGTTAGTGATTTGCCACTGCTTAACATCAATGGCTTTCATAATGCCAAGGTACTTGTTACGGATCATAGCAAACTCATTTACAAGAACTTGCCACTCGACTACTTCATCATCACCATCGACATACTTGTCGGCACTTCTATCACTGAGTGCTCTGTTGTAGCTTTCGGTATACTTCCTAAACATCTCACTGCGTTTTTTTCTTAGTTGGATGTTTAGGAATTCAAGTATAGCTTCGACTTCTTGCAATTGGTTAAATCTGTGTTCTACTATTCCAGGCATAAGTCTAGAATTTGTTTCTAAGTTACCTTTAATGCTGGTTTCAATTCTAGCATCTTGTAACTCAGTTTCAAAGTAGGCTATCGCACCTGGCAACTCACCTAAGTTGCCAGTAACACGTCTGTACCAATCGCTCATTCGTCGTCGTAGTCAGAATCGTAATTATCTTCTTCGTAGTCGTCTTCATCATCCATGATGTCATCGGCGGTGTACAAATCTTTAATTACAGTATCCAATGTAGCGTCATTGCCAAGAAGTTCTTCTGCAACACTATCCATTTCATAGTGATTTTCTAAACTACGCAATAATGCACAACCGGCATCATAGCGTTCTTTCTTGTCAATATAAGTTTTAACAGTAGCCCAAACATCTACAATCAAATTAACTTGTTCATCATACAGCATCTTCATTCTCCTCCACGGGTGTTGTATCTGCTGTATTTACTCCTGCTGTCAAATCTCTCAGCATGATATCTGCCATTGCTTTGTCCAACATTTCATTGTTCCAGCCTTTACGCATTGCTTTAAGGATCTCGCCTTCTTTAGTTACATAACTATAGCTATTGCCTTCACGCTTTAGGCTGCCTTTTTCTTCTAGCATATCAAACAAGCCGCTGTAAGGACTCATACCTGTTGCATAAGGAATCTTAACATGAACTGATTCGAATGGTTTAGCATAACGAGTTTTCATAATCTTGCAACTAGCACGAATACCCATTACTTGACTACCTGTCTTGTTACCATCTTCATCTTCTTTCAACTTCAACTTACGCATAGCAACAACAATAGAACTCGCATAGATAAAGCCCTGTCCGCCACTAATTTTATCATCGGGATCAAACATGTCTTGGCTTGCGTATGTATGATTAGTACATACCATGCCAATGTTTAGATTACCAAACATGTTAACTGTATTACGAACCAATGCTGTCAATGCCTTAGGCTTGCGACCCATGTCACCTTTCATATCACCTGCTTGGAACTGATTAACATCAGTGGGTGTTAGCAACATGCCAAGGCTGTCTACTACAAATAATACTTTAGGACGACTTTCTTCTGGCAATGTTTTGTAGTCTGCAACAAACTTTGTAATTGTCATAGCAACGTCATCAATCATGGCCATGTTAAGTTTGAGTAGCTTGTCTTCGCCAGTATCTACGCCAAGTGCGTGAAGCCATGCTTCGTCTAGTGCGTTTTCTGTGTCAATAAGCACAACATAAATGCCCTGCTCTTGTGCGTGACGAACTAGATTGCCTGAGCAGATATATGATTTACCTGCACCGGATTCGCCGGCAAACACAGTAACTTTGCCCATTGGCACGCCTTTGAAAAAGTCGCCACTAATCAAATAGTTTAATGTATAGTTACCTGTACTAACCCAATCAGTTGGGTCATTGAAACCAATGCTAAGACCTTCAATGCTCTTAGTGATTTCTTTTCTAAATTTACTTACGTCAAATGGTTTTGTCATTTTGTTCTTCCTTTTGTTCTTGATCGTATACCATAATCATTCTCGTCAACGGTTCTATTTTCTCTTGAAAGAGATCAGGTGCTTGTATTGCCGCTGCCTGCATATCATATTTTGTAGGATAGTGTCGCAGTGCATGAATGCAATATAAACGTAATTCTTTTGGTACACGCTTCCATCTACCACCAGGGTTTGCTATTTCGAGTAACAATTCCCTAGCAGATGCCATAGCACGATATCGTTCGTCTGGTAGTGTCATAATAGAAAAACCCAGGCGTACAATAACCATTTACCGGTTAGTTATCACAGAGGCCTGGGCCATATTTACTTTTGTTGACGGTTACGAATCATCGCCAAGATGTCGTTGACGTTTTTCTTGCCTTCTGGTGCGGCTGCTGTGTCAGCAGTTTCAAAAGGTGCATCGTCTTCGTCATCTACTACTGCTGGCTTTGGTGCCGCTACTGGAGCAGGACGAGCTGCCGGAGCTGGTGCTTTGAAACTTGCTTCTGCGGCATCAACATCTGATGCTACACCCAAGTTGCCAAGGTTAACACCTGCTGGCTTAAAGTATTGACCCCAACGCTTAGGATCATACAACTCGCCATCAACACTGGCTTTGAACATATCATAAATGACTTCAACTTCTTCTTTAGTTGGCTTCTTAGGCATAAAGTCATTCAAGTTAAACAAGCCATGATCTGCAATAGCTTGCAACTCTACTTCGTTCAAGCCACGCTCTTTACGTGCAAAGCTACTAGTGCTGTAGTCTGCGTATTGACCTTTTGTTGTCTTTGTCAAACGGAAGTCTGTACCGTTTTCGTAGTCTGTAAACAGATTATCCATTTCTGGATCCATCAACGCACCTTTAACAATGTTAAAGATACTTGGATTGATAATCAATCTACGGATTGTATTCTCTGGTTGGCTTTCTTCTTGTAGTTTTGTATCTACAACGAAGCCTTGGAACACATAAGACTTTTTCTTCCAATACTTACGACCCAAGTCTTCCAAAGATTTATCTTTGAACCAAGGACGAATTTCTGCGTGGATAGGACAAGTTTCTTTCCACATTTCCATACAAGGCACTGTAACAGTTACACGTTTTCCTTCATCGCCACCTAGAACTCCTGCGAACTCTAGTCGGATCATTTGACGCTCGCGCCATGGGAATGTATTTGTCTCATCTCCATCTGGGAGAAAGCGCAATACTGTTGTTGAGTTTTCGGGAATATTCCAGAACGGAAAGATTCCATTGTCGCCTTGTGAGCGATTGTTTGTGCCGCTTTGACGTGTGTCTTGCTCTAATAGACGAGCGCGGATTTCTGCTAGTGACGTTGCCATAATGTTTTTCCTTATAAAAATGCCAGGGTTTAAAAAGTTTGTTGCCTGGAACATAGGATACTCTCATCCTATGAACGTATTGTAACACTCTATTGTGTGTTACGTCAACAGCAATTTTACCTTTTGGATGAATTGCTGTTGAATTTATTTAGTCTTTATTTCAAAATTTCTTTTAGTTCGAAACGACTCATAACGGATTCGAATACTTGGTCCACTGTACTTAGTTGATGTACCAATTTGTATTCGGATTCTTTTACAGAACTCTTACCAATAATGCTACGAGTTAAGTTTTCAACTTCCATAGCATCCAATTTGCCTTCTTGTACATATTCAGCAATGCGAGTTAAACTTGTTTTAACTGATTCGTCTTCTAATACTGGTAAAATTGTGTTGATTAATTGTGTAGTATTGACAGTGGGACTTTCGTAGACCATCATACTTAAAAATTCTAAATCTGGAATAGCACTAACTTGGATTGATGTTGATTCTTCTACTTGTTGTTTTAGAGTTTCTAATTCTTGTTTTGCTTCCATTTGTTGTTGGTATTGTTTTACATAGCCATTTAGTTTTGGTAATAGTGTGCCAATGCTTTCGTCAAATACGTTTTTGGTTAGTTTTTCTTGTAGTGCTTCCAGATTTGTTTCGTCAGCTTCGGATTTATCTTCCATAAATCTAGTAGGATTGTATCTACCTAATAAGCCTTTAATTTCGCTTAGACGTTGAGTGACTGCAAACTGTACATCGCCGGCTTGTTCTTGTAATCCTTGGCTCTTAATGTACTTAGATACCTGTGAAAGTTGATTGCGTTCTTCACTTAGTCCGATAATTTTTTGTCCAACTTCATCATATGGTGTGCCGCCCTCAGCAACGTGCTGAGTCATAATGCGAGCACCAGTTAAGTGATTGTGTGGATATTTGAAACGCTCACCTTGAGCATTTTCAATAAACAATGCGCTGATGTTGCGGCTACGACTGCCACGAACTTCTTCATTAACAGCGGTGTTATGTCTAATGATTAATTTAGCACCTTCGGTTTGTTGGTAACTTGTTTTAGTTGAACCCATTGTTGGGCTTAAACTCTCTTGGACTTTTGCCATGTTCTCTACATCCTTTAATTCTATTTCTTTGCCGGTGTACGGTAATCTGTCTAATCCCAATGGAGGGTATTTCTTTGCTATAGCACCAATTGTATCTACTAACTGTTTAATCCGAGGAACGTCGGTACTTGTACCGTATTTAATTTTGATAGCATTATCATCTTCGTCTAGTTCTACTGTAAATTTTTGATCTTTACAATAAAAACTACGTCCTTGTTTGGCGTTGGCAGTTTGACGTCCTTGATCATCAAAGATAACGATGTCATGCCCAAAGCCTTTAAGTTGGTCAAATATTCTGTCTGCAACTGAATTGTAATCTATAGCCATACACTTATTTACCTATTTTAATTAAATTATTCCAATTGGCATGGGTTGCAAGTAATCGCCGCTATTTCGTTCAACTAGAGTGTTATATGTTGCTTCATCGTACTTCATTACATATTCAATTAGCCTAACTGCTAGAATAGTACCCATAACCAAGTCATCCGTCTCACCTTCTTTGGCAGCAAAGCTAGCGCCATGAGCAACAAATGTTTTTAGCTCTTGAACTAAGCTCTTACTCTTTGGATGCATTTTATTGCTTTCAATATAGTATTTCAATTTAGTGCAAGCGGCTAGCTTACTTTTGTTTGTCGTGTTAAAGCCACGGCGCTTGGCTCCGGCTTCGCTGATAAAGTGTCCAGCAATACGTTCTTCACCATATTCTTGAATAGCAACTAATGCGGCTTCTCCTAGCGTATTGTTTTCAACACTCCAATAAATGTTATCATTGCTTACACCTTTTTCTCGAAGCCAATCTAAGATAGCTACAAAGTTTCTAAGCTGTCCACGTATATCTGTTTTGTTGTGTTGCCATTCTGCTACTTGTACTAAGTCGGGCAAACTAAAAATTTCAATAGCGGCTGCATCACCACCTGTACCTAAACTAGGATCCCATGCCGCTACATATATCTTATCTTTGTCAATAGGAGTATAAACTCTAAGTTGTCCTACTCGTTCATAGGGATCTTCACCCTGTAAGTTTGTAAGAACCAAACTGCTGATTAATGTTTCGTCTGCTGTAATGAACAAGCATTCATGTTCACGCATAAAACGTTCTCCGCCAATCTTACTACGTTCATGGTCTGCCCAAACTTCATCTCTGTCTGGATGATCACTCCATATGTATTTGATGCTCTTAAAGCCGTTTTTACCAACTTCACGTTCATTGCCAAACTCGTCAAACTTTTTAATAGCATCATTCCAAATCTGTGCGAATTGGTCATTGTCTTGGTTAGGTGTTGATGTTATAATACACTTACCACCTGTTGACAGCGTCGGGCTTAGTGCTGTCCAAAACTCTTTGGCAATACGTGGCGGAACGAAAGCAAACTCGTCCAAATATACTAGTGTAATAGACATACCACGACCAGTGTTTTCTGTTGTAGTAGCACTGACAATACGACTGCCGTTGTCAAAGTCGATACTACCTTTATTGTAACTTACTGCGCCTGCTTTAATCCATTCTGGCAGACTTTCATACATAAAGCGGACACGTTGCATAATCTCCTGCGAGCCTGTATATTTGTGTGCGGCAATAAGAATTGTACTATCTGGAACAAACATTGCAAACCATAACAAGTAACCAGCGGCACAAGTTGACTTACCCATTTGTCGCCCAAGCATATTGATACTATACTTGTGATTTTGATAAGCGTTGATTAAATCTATTTGATAGTCGTAGAGTTCAAACTTGACACGACCTTTAGTCGGATGTTGAATCCACATATACTCGCGGATAAAGTATATAGGATCAGTAGCGGCTTTTACAATCTCCGCTATCTGATTCTCTGTATAACTTTCTTTTTTGTACGGTTGTTTAACTAGTACCGGGACGCCGCTCATTTGCCTGCTTTAAAGTTTTTGTAGTCGTCGAACATACGCTGTTCGTTCATTGGGTTATCACCAGATTTTGCCGGTGTGTAATGTGTACTAGCTTTAGCTGTACCTTTTTGTCCCCAGTCACGAATGTCACCGTGTGCTTGTGGATCACGAGCCTTAGTATTGTCAGGAGTATTTTCATAACCAGACTCTTCTACTTCTTGTTCACCATCTGCTGGCATTTCTTTTTTGCTTACTTCGGCACCTTTGTTGACACCTGCCAACTTCATGATATGAATGATTTCATCAGGAACATCAGTTGTCATACTTAAATTGTTATCGCCATTACTAATATTTAATGTATAAGTTGCTTTTGGTGTTTCTGGTTCTGACATTTCTGGTTCTGCCATTTCTGGACCTTGTTCAGGAGCAGACATTTGTGCCATTATTTCAGCCGGAATTCCCATGTGCGGCTGTTCTTGACCTGTCATAGTCATTGGGCTCATTTGCCCACTACTTGGATAGTCTTCACCACATTCGTTTACTTTATATTTCTTGCCAGCAACTTCAAATTCTTCTTTACCAGAATCTTTGGCAGCTTTTAATGCTCCACTGAATTCGTTGCCTTCTTCAACATCGTCTTCTTCAATTTTTGTTTCTTGAATGCCAGCATATCTACGTAAAAGATTTAATGCAGTTTCATTGACTTCTTTGTCGTCTGGCTTTTTACCTGTTTGTGGGACGCCTTGTTGCTTTTGCATATCCTTGATTAGTTCTTCGTCATCTTTATGACCTAATGTGTCTAATGCTTTTTTGCCCAATGCTTTTAACGAATCCATTGCACCTTCATCGACTTTTTCTTCTTTGTCTTTAAGTGCATCGGACATAGGCTCTTTTTTATCGCCGTCTTTGTCTGCATCTAAGAAGTCTGGCTTTTTGCCTTCTTCTACTTTATCTTTATCATCACACTCACATGGTGTGCAACCACATTCAGAGCATTTTTCTTCTGCTTCAGTTACTTGGCCGATAGCACTTAGTCTTTGGATTAAATTTTGTAAGCTGTTCATTTCATTATTTCCTTGCCTTTAACGACCAACGGATTTCTCTTGACCACTGGGCTTGTTTTGTTTGTTGCTTTGCTATCACCAATCTCTGGTGCGCTTGCCGGTACATCTGGATCTTTAGCAATCTTAGGAATTTTAGCTTCCTTCTTTTTGCTGTCACTGATCTTTTTAAGTTCTTTTAACAAGCTGTTGTTAAACTTGTCACCGTATAAGTCTGCAGGTTTTTGTTCAGCAGCTTCGCTTTTGTCATAGTCTGCACCGACTTTAGGTTTGTATTCTTCTTTTTTGTCTTGAAGCTTTTCTTCTTCTTGTTCTATTTCTCTATCTTCATTGGTGCCACGAACAACAATAAGTCCTTCGCTGACATTTAAAATTCTTGCTAGTTCTTGTTTAAGCATTTCATTGCTTACCGGTAAGTTACTAGTAAAGTCAATGATATAAATCTCGCCCATATCCAAGTTAGGAAAGTCTAGCGGACGGGCTTGTAAAATTGTCTTGCTTGGACTAGATACTTTTTCAGCATCATACTTTTGCAAGTGACGCTCAATCTTGTCCATCATTTCGTCTGAGACTTCGCAGGCGAATTTAACACGTACTTCGTGCTTTTCTTTTAGTTGTTCAATATATTCAAATAGAGTAGGCATTTCGTTTCTCCGATACTTTATTTATCTTTGTTTTTAAGGTTCTGGCTGATTAGGTTAAGGATAGCATTTCGGTCTGTGGTTAAATCGCCTAGGCCCTGTGGACCATTGTCCTCTTCTACTTTAGCTGTTTGTGCTAGTTTAGCTGCCTTTAACTGTAGGTCAATCATCTTTAACTTCTTATCTAGTTTAGCTGTTTTAGCAGTAATAGCATTGCCCATCATTGTACTGGCTACTTCAAATATTTTACCAGCATTTCTATCATCCATATTAAAACCAAGATCCATTAATCTATCAAAACTATCCATAGCTTTATTAGCGTAATCATCTAATTCTCGGTCTTCTGTGTCCAAACCTCGAACTGTTGGTAATGCTTGGTCGATTCTATCTGCTATAGTTAGTTGTTCGTGAACTAATGACATAGTTGTTTCTATTGATTGCAGAGGTTCTGTGACCAACGGCAGCTGATCCTCTGTGTCAGATTCTGTGCTTTCTACATTAAAAAAGTCTTCAAGTTTTTTAGTCATCGTTTTTTCGTTTTTTTGGCAGCGGTTCTTGGTTGCCAGTTATTATATATATCTTCTTCCGTAAGTATTCTAAACTTCATGCCATGTCTCTGACACCAAGCTCTACATGCTTCCCACTTAGCCATATTTAACACTACTGCGGCTTTTTCTTGTTGTGTATTTGCTTCATCCAGTCTTGCCTGTTTACGTGGTTTGACTTCGATGATTTCGCTGATCTTATTGCCTGACTTGTCTTGATAAGTGATTAAGAAGTCCGGGTAATAAGTTGTTTGTTTACCTGTAAAAGGATTAACATAAGGTATGCGTAAACTTTCACTGGCCCAGCCTATAACTGCTGGATGGTTATCACAGAATCGCATTACTGTTAATTCCCAACTGCTACGATACTTTGGACTATTACTGCCAATGTATTTGCTTGGATTAGTAGGAGTAAAGAATCCCTGTGTAAAATTATACGCCATTTATACCGCCTGTTTGACAATAGCGGGTGGTATGTTATTTTGATCTATATATCCAATTTGACTACTATTTGTTCTTGAATAATTTAATAACGCATATACTTCGTTGTCAAATCTAAGTCCGTTAGCATCAACATATTTTAATAATTCATCTGTTGATACACCTTGTACTAAACTAATGTCATAAAGAACTTGTGCTAACGCTTTAGCTTGCTCGACTGGGATTTTTATTTTTAATAATCTTCCATAGAGTACGTCATACTTAGATGCTTCCATTATGGGCCTCCACCTGGAATATTTAATCGCTGTTGCATTAGTTCATTTAATTTAATTTGATCTTGTGCTTGTTTAGCAAATGCCGCATTTAGTGCGGCTTCATCTGCTCGTTTTTGCATTAGCTCGTTTAATTTAATTTGATCTTTTGCTTGATTAGCAAATGTATCGCCCAATGCATTAGCTTTATCCATTTTATTTTGTATTGTTTGATTTAATTTAATCTGATTTTCTACTTGTTGTGCGTAAGGATTATTTCTATTAGCAGATGTTGCTTGAGAACTGCTTCCAGTGTTATTTGTAGTTTCGGAATATGTAACGCTTTCATAACGTAAACTTATTTGCCATGTTATTGCTTCGCTGGCGCTATAATCCAATGTGTCATGCTGTACGTCAACAATCTTAGGACGCCATAATGTTACCACACTAGGTGTTTGTAAATTTTCTCTATCCTCATCTGCACCATAGAATCTAGTTATCACAATTTTATCAATAGGACAATCTTTTCCAGTCGCTAACATTTTAATACCAAAGTCATCAAAACCCTTACGCATCGACTTTGTCTGAGGCGCAAAATTTCCGCTGATAATATTCATGTAATTTCTAATAAATGTTTGAAATCTATTATCTAATGTATCATTAAATGAAATACTAAGTGGTTCGAAATTTATTTTAGTAGGAATAGGTTGACGTACATTCCATGCATTGATTACTTCAGTTTCGACGCTATACTTAGGTAGTTCAATCGTACGAACAGCATCAAACATTAACCTTGCGGGTGTTTGAAGCTGTGCTACATATTGTGCGCTGAAGATTTCTACTTTAAAATGAAACTTTAGACGAGCTGCTTTGAGCCCGCCTAAGTTATACCATTTCATAGCGTCAGTTAATGCCGCCATTTACTATCCTTAGAATACGTTAGTTATCGCTTTGGTTGCAAACGCACCGGCATTTGTCAATCCACCTGATTCAGTTGCAGTTCCAACTGCATCACTGTGAATATCAGCGGCATCAAAACGTATTTGTAAAGTAATTTGCATTACATCACTGGTTGCATAGTTGTTTTCACCGTAGTTAGCATTTTGAATGAAGCAGCCATTTAGACTCCAACTTTCAACTACTAAACCAGGTTGACTTCCATCTAGTTGTTCAATTGTCATACCAAATTTATAACCAGCTCCGGATGCCGGAGCACTTTGTAAGCCTTGGTTTAATTGTTTTTGCAATTGACCTGCAATACTCTTAGTAACTGTTCCATTAATATCATCACGTAATGTTAATGTCACTGGTTCCCAAGTGTGCTTACCGGCAAGGTAAGCACGACTGTTGTATGCATCTAAAGTTACTTCGTCGTGTGTTAAACCAGGACGAGTAACGCTGATAACGTTTTGTGTTATTTCAGTGGATGCTGCCGCTGATCCAAAATTCAATAAATTAACTCTGAATCTGTATTGGAGTTTAGGCATTACCATTGCGTTACTACCGCCTTGTACTGGAACTCCAAATTGTGTTAAATCTGCCATGTTGTTTCTCCTTCGGCTATGTTATTTATCATTATGATAACTCGCCTGTGTTGACAACACGAACTGGAATATAAATGAACTCAGCAGCCTTAACTGGCTCGATGGCAACATCTACATATAATTCGTTTCTGTCAATTCTGGCAGGTGTATTGTTTGTTTCATCACAAACAACGATGAAGTCATAGATAGCACGTTTGGCCAATAAATCGCCTAAGAAACTATCGAATACTTGTTTTACATTACCACGAGTGATAACATCATTCGGTTCAAAGATGAACGGACGAGCAAGAGGATCAAAACGTTCACGTAAGTATGATAACAAACGAGCAACGTTTACACGATCTAATGCACTTGAACCAACTTTCAATGTTTTCTGACCGAAGACATAAACACCTTGTCCTGGGAAACGTGCGATTGGGTTAATACCAACTCTGCTACCATCACCATACAATGTATCACGTTGACCTGTTGTCAATGCTACTGGTACAAATTCGCCTTCGCCATTGATGTAACCTACGTTACTTGCATTAGTTACAACACCGCGTGTTAAACCAGCTGGAGCAAACCACGGATAACTAACTTGGTCATTATATGCCATTGTACGTAATACGATATGACTTGCAGGAACAACAACATCATTACCATTTAAGTCTGTTGCCAAACCACTTGGATAGTAAGCGGCTGCTTGATAGCCTGCACCACCACTAACAATCAAACCATCTTCGCCTGAACTAGCGGCATTATTACCACTCATCCAATTGATTAATGTTTGACCTTGCGGTGCCAAACGCATTGGAGTATCAACAATAACAAATGCTGTTTCTTTACGGTCTGTATTCAATGCTAGCATCTCGTCAATTAATTCTGCATATCCTGGAGCCGCAATTAAAGTAAAGTAAGTCATTTCTTCACGAATTGTTTCGTTATTAGTGACTACTGCTTGTAATGCTTTAACTACTGCACGACGTTGTGCCTTACGCAACATGTATGGGCTACCGTCTTCTTTGTTACCGCTAAATGTAAACCATGCTTTATCACCTGTAGGTACACCTAGGTCATCTAAAACATCGCTGTATTTTTTAACGTTACCAGTAGATACCATGCTGTTCCATAGTAACATACCATTTGGATATAGCAATGGATCTGGAGCATTCTCGTCGATTGGAGTTGCGCCGCCAACACCGTTTGTAGTGTCACTTGGTGTAGATGTTAAGTCAGCAAATACTACGCCATTTGGTGTAGTTTGATCTGTTACACTACGTGAAACCCATGAACCATCTACTGATTCATAAATTGCTGGATAGTTTTCAACATCACTACTGTCGATCCAGAAGTCACCGTTAGCTGGGCTACTTGGAGCAGTAGAATCGATTGTAATATCACTGCTAACTGGTTCCCATTGACCGTTTGCTTTAACATACAAGTCAACTGCTAAACTTGTGTTGTACCATAAAGTACCGTCTGCTGTTGCGCCGACTGGTGCACTTGCGCCAGCTTGTTCGTCTAATGTTCCCCAATTGCTGCCATCAAAGTAACGTAATTGAACATTAGCACTACCATTGGCTGCTTTAGCATAAACTTTACCAGTTGTTAATGAACCGTCAAAGCCAGCTGTAGCAGAACTGTCATCAGCATAAACTGGTACTGTTACCACTGCCCATGGGCTACTGTCAGGAATATTAGCACTTACATATTTCTTAACTGCTAACTTTAAACCGTTGTTAGGATTTGTAGTCTTTAACCAAACATCACCAACTGCTGTTGCTGTTGGAATGTCATAGTGAGCACTTGCAAAAACTGTTCCAGGCAAATTAGCACTAGTACAAATTTCCCATGCGCCACTGACTTTTTTGTATGCTTGATAACTAGATACTGTTGTTGTCGCTACAACTGCATAATCGCCGTTTGAACCGATTTCATCGCTAGGTACTACACCTGCAGATTCATCTGTATCTGCTAAATCTGTGATGATTAAAGGAGTCTTTGCAACCCAACTAGATGTTCCAGTTGATGTTGATTCAAAGATGCCCCAGGATGTATTAGCTAGATCTAACCAATATGTGTTATTAGCAGGTGCTCCACTTGGTTCAATATCGCTAGGATCAAGTTGAAGCAAATCGATGTCAGCACGTAGAACATACGCACGATTAGCAAGACCTAAATAGCTGTATGCAGCCATTAGTCCGTATTCGTTGAGTTCAGAACCGTGTACTGCTGTACCGTTTACTGTTTTAAAATAAGGCTGACCGAATAATTCAACAAGTTCACGCTGACTTGTTAACAGATACGGTTTGTTTGCATTTGCAGGGATAGTACCTTCTGCATAGCCTGTACCACTTACATTATCTTTATTAGATTGTGTGGCTAAAATGATTAAAGGAACTGTTCCTTGGCCTGCCGATCCGTATTGACTTTGGTCAATAATCGAAACTTCTACGCCTGGTGATGTTAGTGCCATTTGTTTTCTCCTCTATAGGTTATACTTATTTATAACTTTTCGGAGAAACCAGGCTATTTAGCGGAATTCATATTTTCACAGCTTCAGGTTGCACCACTGTTTCTACTTGATTAAACAAAGAATCTAATGTAGAATTGTTATCTAGCACATAATCAAATTTAGTACCCACCCAGGCTGTTTCGCTGGCATGAACGCCTAGTGCTTTGAGCTTTTCGGCAGCCAATAGATCTCCATCATTTGCCTTGGCGGCCATAATATGCCAGCTGGGTAATTCTCCACGATTAACACAAACAATAATACCGCTGGCATTTTTAATACTAGCTATTTCGTTGGGGAATCTGCAATCACTGATAACGATATTGTCTTTACTTCTACGTAGTTTATTTTCTACGCTGGCAATCCAGATGTCATCATGAAAGCCCCGTCTGCACACTTCCGTACCCCAAAGCTGAAGTACTAAACGTGGAGTTAGGTTAGGATAATTAAGTCGCTCTGCCCACCAAGGATCAATTTGCTCTCGCCATTCACGTGCTTCTTTAGTACGACCTTCCAGCATAACTCTATCCCAACCGAACACTGCGGCTACTGCATCTTTTAATGTATTAGCAAAACTTTCACGACGAAAGCCGTGTACGTTAACTAGATAGTCTGCAATGGTGTCTTTACCACTGCCAATAAAACCACATACTCCGATAATCATTTTAATGTCTCCTCCAGCCATAGTTTACATTCAGGCCATTGTTTGTAGATATGCGCCACACCTCCAGCACTACGCCATTCTTCGCAGTTACTTGTTCTGTCATCGATTAGAACATCGCCTTCACGGCAATGACGCCACTTGTCGTGACTAAATGGTCCAAAGAATACTGTGATGTCGGGATAACGTTCATGTGCCCACCATATTTTATCACTGGCAGCATAAGGCATTGTATAGTCGTGTGGTAGTGCTGTTAAAAAGAATAAACCACAGTTTGTTTTTTCTTTGTAGTCTCTGCACCATTGTACAAGTTCATCGGCACCTTCTTTTTTAGGAAGGTTGCGATAAAAGTGTTGATCTCGCTGTAGTTTTTTCCAGTCAGCGTCTGGAATTCTTTGACCGTAATCCCAGTTACGCTGTACCATTTCTCTAGCAGTCTTCATCCAGTCTGCTACTACATCATCCATGTCTAAATATATATTCATGCTAATAGTATATAGCATTAGAATCTATTTGTCAATGAATATTTTACTTTTTAGGAGTGGGATTTTCGCCAGTTAGTTTTGGTCTTGCAAACCATAACTTGAACCATTCGTCTGTGCCGGGGCGAATGTTATTCTTACGCATGTACTCACCTTTGTCAGTGCCGATCTCTCCGGTGATAGGACTAGGTGCATTCTTATCGATGCCGGCAAGTTTGCGAAGTGCGTCTTTATCCAATTATAAACCCCATTGGATCTGAACCATCTACATACAATTCCAAATCACGGTCTAACTTTTCAATCTCTGCCTGTGCTTCTGATTTTAAGTTGTCGCCATTTAAACTTGTTCCGCCTTGTGGGCCTGCAATAGTGCTAAATTTACTACGGGCTTCTCCTAGAATAAACTTGGCCTGTGCCATTGCATAGTCTTTGATCCATGGACCGCAATAAACATCATTTAATAAATCTTCGTCGGACTTTTCAACAAACGCCCAAAGATAAACTTCGTCATCTGCTCTAAACTTACGATGAATAAACAACTGCTTATCGGCAGGGTTAAATGTAAAAGTGCAGTATGCTCCGAACATACGTGCTAAAAGTTCTCTACGATCTGCATATAGTTCGTAGTTTAATAAACCTGAGAAGTTTGTGTTACTTTGCAATAACATATTACTCAAATACATTGTGTTAAATGGTTCAAAGTCAACGCCAGTACTAGTAATACCCATAGCACCAGTATGACGTAAAAAGACATCACGAATATTAACCACTTGTTGCGGCAGTTGATATTCTTGTTGTTCCATTTTGATGTTTAGTTTAAGGAACTTTTCTATAACTGCTCTGCTGCCGCGTTGGCGATATTTACGTAGTGCTTTTGAAATAGAAAGTTCGTAGTGTGCTGAATCCAATTCAACATCGACCATTCCGCCGCCTAGGCGTAATTCTATCTCACTGATTAAATCGTCTTTGACGCTCATAAAAAATCTCCCGTTATGTGTATTTAGCGGGAGATTTTGGTTTTATAAATTTAATTATTGATAGACAAACAAATCTTCTCTAAAACTAGTATAAGAAGTAACTCCATTTTGTCCGTTGCGAGTAACTGGCATCCACCACGCTTCCCAGATTGTTTTTAGTTTATCTAATACAACTGTAGCGTTTTTTGTAGTTAAATCATAGGCT